TAAGATGGAAGATACTATGAGTATCCTTGAAACTTACGTTATGGATCTTGAGGAAACTGTTGATAAGAAAAACGTCGTTAACATTCTGGAATCACTCTATGTCGAATCACTAAATCTTTAATGTTCATTCTTACAGACGGAAAAACTGGTGGTGTCTATGCCGTAACTCCTAATGGGAAAAACGATCCCAAGGGTCCTAAGGCAGTGCAAATTTTCGTTGACAAAGATGATGCGATACGCTATAATTTAATGCTAGAGGCAAACGATTATGATCGTAAACTAGACGTGCTTGAGGTTGAGTTCGACCTCGTAGTACAGAACTGTCTAGCACATCGATATGACTACGTTATTGTTAAACCTGATCAAGTGGTGGTTCCTCCAACCGATTAATTATGATTGTATTTGAGAAACTTCGATGGAGAAATTTCTTATCAACAGGACAAAACTTCACTGAACTAGATCTCATCGACACATCCTCAACTCTTGTTGTGGGTAATAACGGTGCAGGTAAGTCCACGATGTTGGATGCTTTGTGCTTTGGACTCTTCAATAGACCTTTCCGTAAGGTTTCCAAGTCACAACTTGTTAATACTATTAATGAAAGAGATACGATTGTAGAAATAGATTTTAGTATTGGATCTGTATCGTACAAAGTTGTACGAGGAATGAAACCCAATGTCTTCGAAATCTGGAGGAATGGTTCCCTCGTCGATCAGGACGCAGCGAATAGAGACTATCAAAAATACTTGGAGCAGAGCATACTTAAACTTAACTTCAAGTCTTTCACTCAGGTTGTTATTCTTGGTAGTTCAACTTTTGTTCCTTTTATGCAGTTGTCTGCACCGCATAGAAGAGAGGTTATCGAAGATCTGTTGGACATCCAAATCTTCTCGCAGATGAATATGCTGCTGAAGGAGAGAGTAAAAGATAATAGAGAACAACTAAAAGAATGTGAGCATCAGTTACAACTTGCAGAACAAGCAATTACTTCTCAGAAGAGAACTGTTGATAAACTGTCTGCAGTAAATGATGAACGTATCAATAGACAGCAACAAAAATTTAAGGACAACGAAGATAGGATGTTGGTAATCAAAGAAGAGATTGCTATCATCGAACAGCGTGTCATCGGACTCAAGTCTATGCAAGAAGAGTTGATGAAGCACGAGAACCTTATGATGCAACAGAATAAGATCAAGGGCAAACTAGAAGACAAGAGTAAGAAGTTTGTCAAGGACAAAGCATTCTTTGAGACCAACTCAACCTGTCCTACTTGTTCTCAGGACATTGAAGAATCATTTAGAAATATGAAGGTTTCTATCTATACTAAAAAGCACGATGATTTGCGTAGTGCAATTACAGAACTTGAAACACAGATTCAAGATACCCTAGAGATTAGTAGTAACATAAAGACTGAGACAGACAAGTTGTCTGAGGATCAGTTTGAGATCCGTCGTTTATATAATGAAGAAAAGAATCTGATGAAAGAGAACAGTGAGATCCTATCTCACGTACAGAAACTAAGCACACTGCCTGACATTACTAAGGAGAAAGAACAACTCAAAATATTCCAAGAAACTTATGATGAGCGAGAAGAGTCTTGTTCAAAAGTTACAAAAGAAACTTTGGATTATAAACTAGTAGGAACTCTCCTCAAGGATGGTGGTATCAAGGCAAAGATTATCTCAAAGTATATTCCTATCATCAACCAGAGAATCAATAAGTATCTGGGAGAGATGGACACCTTTGTCAATTTTACCCTTGACGAAGAATTCTCTGAGGTGATAAAATCTCGCCATCGCGACAAGTTCTCCTATGCCTCATTCAGTGAGGGAGAGAAGCAGAAAATTGATCTGTCATTATTATTTACTTGGAGACACGTTGCGAAACTAAAAAACTCTGTTGCTACTAATCTGCTCATCCTAGATGAGGTGTTTGATTCATCACTAGATAATCAAGCAACTGATGAACTCTTAAAAATTCTTAAGAGTTTAGGTAGCGAAACAAACTTCTTTGTTATCTCACACAAAGGTGAGGTTCTTGCAGACAAGTTTGAGAAACAAATCCGTTTCGAAAAGATCAACGGGTTCAGTAAATCCTTCACGTATGAGTAATGTTTAGTCATCCATTTTTTACCAATCCAGATGGGTATCCAAAGCACGCTGATTTGAAAGTAGATCTACTTGAATCACGTGACAAGATTATTCAAGACTTCAACATTTTCTATGGAACTGGGTACTCGACTGTTCATACTAACCCTAACTATCATCTGGTATATCCAGAGTTTGCAGATTGGGTTCTATCGAATATTGAACCTTTTGACCACGAACTCAAAATACACCAGATGTGGGTCAACGTTAATCCGCACGGCGGGTTTCAAATGCGTCACAACCACGCAGACGCAGATATGGCAGGCACCTACTATCTCAAGGTCCCACCAGGGGATACTGGGGATATTTTCTTCTATCATCCTAGCAACGCTGTCGATACGCTAAATAGAATTCAACCATACTGGAACTATACACACTGTCAGATTCCTAGAGAACGAGACTTGTATTTCTGGCCAGGTTATCAGGACCACGAAGTCCGACAAAATTATGAGAATCAAGAACGATGGTCTATCAGTTTCACTCTGAAAATTCCACAGAAGATCCGAGAGATAAGATTTCCCAGTTTACCCAAGACTTCTTGAATCCTCTGACAAATGTTAAAGTAGAACTATTTCCTACTACACTCTATGTTTTTTCCCACCATAACTCAGCGATTGACAAAGAGATTGAAAACATACCTGACGATCCTGAGATACTATCCCACCTATCGCCAGGGGCAAAACCAAGTATTGTCGAAGGATCACATCAGGGTATGTACAGTCTTCAACTCTTCCGACGATATGAACTACCTGCCCTCAGTGAGTTCATACGCAACAGTATGGAGCAAGTTCTTCCAGACGCGAAAATTTTCCAGTCTTGGATAAATAGATTACCGAAGGGTGCGAAGCAAGAGGTACATACTCACGCAAATGCAGTTCTGTCTGGTATATATTATCACAACACTACACCCGAGCAAGGTGGTATAGTGTTTATGAATCCCAATCCGTTCTCCAAGATGGCAATGTGGAATACTGAGGAAGGTAGGTTCTTCCCATCCACACCAAGAACATTAGTATTGTTTCCATCGTGGTTAGAACATAAGACATCGGAAAACAGATCAGATAAACTACGAGTCTCGATTGCATTCAATGCAAAGTAGACAGTTGACAAAGTGGCACACTAACCCTTCCATCTCGGTGGAGGGGTTTTATAATATGTACATACGACACACGGAAACAAATGACAGTAAACAAAGGAGTCAAAGGTACACTCGCTAAGTTGCTCGCAACTGAAGACCTTATCATTGAGCACAAGAATTGTCAGACTGCATCATTCGATGTCAAGCGTCGTGTTCTTACTCTTCCTATCTGGGACAAAGCAAGCGAAGAAGTTTACGATCTTCTAGTTGCACACGAGGTAGGTCACGCTTTGTTTACACCTTCAGAGTGGACAACAGATCAGTTCAAGTGCCCTCAGTCCTATGTAAACGTTACTGAAGATGCACGTATCGAGAAGTTGATGAAGCGTAAGTATGCAGGTCTTCCTAAAACATTCTACAGAGGTTACAAAGAACTCAACGACGATGACTTCTTCCAAGCAGAGAATCCTGAGAAGTGCAACCTAATCGACCGCATCAATCTTTTCTTCAAGATCGGTAACTACAGAGATATTCCTTTCACTGCTGAAGAGAAAGTATTTGTAAAAGAGACTGGCGATGCAGAAACATTCCAAGAGTCTTGCGATGTTGCTCTCAAAGTTTTCAAGTATATGAAAGAAAAGCAGGAGCAAATGCAAGAGGTTGAGGTTCCTGCAGCACCTAAAGGTGCAGACCAAGGTGCTCCATCAGGTGACACTGTTGAGTCTGAAGACAAGTCAGAGAACACAGCAGGCGAAGGCGACAAGTTTCAAGAAGACATCAATCCTGACGCTGACCTTGATGCACCTGTAGATGAGACAAACTCTCAGCAACCTACAATCGAGGAGCAGAGTGGTAATGAAGGTTCAGATTCAAAGAATCCTCTTGAGGCAATGACTGACAAAGCATTCCAAGAGGCAGTCAAGGATCTTGTAGAGAACACATACGACTCTGAGTACATCCAGATTCCTAAGATTGACACAAAAAATATGATCGTATCTTGGGAGAAACTAGTTGAGTTGTCTGAAGAGCACTGGAATGCAGCAATCGATGAGTACGAAGTTGCAGATCTTGCCAAGTCCAAGACTGACTACAACGAGTTCATCAAAAAATCTCAAAAGGAAATCAACTTCCTTGTTAAAGAGTTTGAGTGCCGTAAAGCAGCAGACTCCTATGCACGTCAACTTACATCTAAGACTGGTGTTCTTAACACGACTGTGTTGCACCAGTACAAGTACAACGATGACATCTTCAAGCGTGTGACTGTTGTACCTGACGGTAAGAACCACGGTATGATCTTCCTTCTCGACTGGTCAGGTTCTATGTCTAACTGCCTGTTCGATACTGCAAAGCAAGTCCTACAACTTGCACACTTCTGCAGAAAGATCAACATCCCATTCCGTTGCTATGCTTTCAACTATGCTTGGAATGCATTCTATCCTGATAGACCACAAGATGAGCGTTTCACTCCTGCCTATGGAGACATCTCATTCTCTAACGGATTCTGTCTTGTAGAAATGCTTTCTTCTGAAGCAAAGAAAAAAGCAGACTTCGAGCGTACTTGCTTGACATTCTGGAGAAACGTTGCATCTAACTGCAGCGACAGAGGTAACTGGTATGGACGTTACTATCGTTTCAACCACTGCCCAGGTCTAGGTCTTAGTGGCACACCACTCCTAGAGTCTATTGCAGCAATGCACTCAGTCATCCCTCAGTTCAAAAAAGAGACTGGTGCTCAGAAAGTATCTCTCTCAGTTCTATCTGATGGAGAGGCAGGACCCTGCTCATTCTTCTGTGAGCGTGCTAACCTCTTCTCAGGCAGATTGTTCGAGAACACATACGGTCGTAGGTGCCAACTTCGTGACCGTAAGATCGGTAAGATCTATCAAAAGGAAGACAATCCTTCATACCAACTTCAGACATTCCTTGAGAACCTCAAGGACAGATTCCCTGAGGTAACTATCGTAGGTTTCCGTCTTGTAGCACCTAGAGATTCATACTCATACTTCCGTCAACTTGGTTTTATGGGTCAACTCAAGCGTGTAGATCTTGCACACAATAAGTTCAAGAAGGACAAGTTTGTACAGATCGATACTTCTAAGTACGATGTACTCTATGTACTTCCTACAAACAACCTTGAAGAGTCCGAGTCTATCGAAGTCGAGGACGGTGCAGAGATCAAGCAGATCCGTGCTGCCTTCAAGAAACTTTACAAAGGCAAGAACAGCAACAAGAAGATGCTTTCTTCCCTCAGTAAGACAATCGCATAAGTGGCACACGGACCTCCCATCCGTGGTCCATCTGCTCTATACTTAATTCATACAAACAAACACATAAAACAAATGCCTTTCGATCCAATCCCACACACAACAGAAGACTTCTTCAACTATCTTACAGAGAACTTCGGTCCAGAAGTTTCTGTTCCTAATCTCCTTGCAGCATCAGATCACTTCAACTGTTCTCTTGCTACTGTAAAGAAAAGACTCAAGCAGTACAAGACAGGATACAACAAGTGGGAATTGACTGTCGCTGAGGCACGTAAGCAACTTGAGACAATCATTGCTCAACCTGACGTATCACTTGTTCCTTCAAAAGATCCTAACTACGTTCCTTTCGGTAACTACAGCACAATCAAGAAAGTTATCAAGAGTAAAGCATTCTACCCAACATATATCCAAGGTCTGTCAGGAAACGGTAAAACACTTGGTGTCGAACAAGTATGTGCGTCTCTAAATAGGGAGTTGATTCGCGTTAACATTACTATTGAGACCGACGAAGATGATCTTATTGGTGGTTTTCGTCTTGTTAATGGTGATACTGTTTGGCACAACGGACCAGTCATCGATGCTCTGGAGAAAGGAACTGTGTTGCTTCTAGACGAAGTAGACCTTGCATCAAACAAGATTCTTTGTCTCCAGTCTGTCCTTGAGGGTAAAGGTGTATTCCTTAAGAAGATCGGTAAGTATGTCAAACCTGCCCCAGGATTCAACGTCATCGCAACTGCTAACACCAAAGGTAAAGGTTCTGATGACGGTCGTTTCGTAGGAACAAATGTTCTCAACGAAGCATTCCTTGAGCGTTTTGCTATCACTCTTGAACAGGACTATCCATCTGTAGTCACAGAAACCAAAATCCTTAAAGGTATCTGTGATGACGCTGACTTCTGCAAGCGTCTTGCTGACTGGGCATCTATCATCCGCAGGACATTTGCTGAAGGTGGTATCGATGAGTTGATCTCTACTCGTCGCTTGGTTCACATTGCAAAAGCATTCAACATCTTTGGTTCCAAGGAAGATGCTATCAAGTTCTCTATCAATCGTTTTGATGAAGAGACAAAGCAAGCATTCTTTGAACTCTATGATAAGATTGACGCGGACTTCGCTCCCGAAGGAGACAAAGTTGTACCCTTGAGTGGTAACGAGGATGTTGACTTAGGGTGATAACTCTGGTAAACTAAAACTATCCTATGGATCTACCTGTTAACGACAAAGAACTTGTCACTATCGTCGCTGCCCTTAAACTGGGTGGCGACACTGCCCTTCACAACAAACTAAAACTTGTTACTGAACTAAGAGCATTGGGTAAACCTTACAAAAAAATCTTACGAGAACAATACGGTTATGTCGTTTAAGTATGAAGAGAGTGAAACTCTCGATCATTTGAAAGACTACATCAGCAACACATACAAAGGTCACTATTCAGCAGGCAACGATAAAATTCAAACACTGGATTTAATTGAAGCGTGTGGTGATGCTGAGGCATTCTGTAGGAGCAACATCCTAAAGTATGCCTCTCGTTATGATAAGAAGGGTTCCGCCAAAATGGACCTTCTGAAAGTGATGCATTACGCAGTCCTTCTATACCACTTTTCACAAAAACAATCTATCACGGAAACTTACCCTCAATGAGCACAGTAAAGATCTCCAAAAAAACTCAATCAATCCTTAAGAATTTTGCTACGATCAACAAGTCTATCGTTATCGATCCTGGTAGTAGGATCCGTACGATCTCTGTCAACCGCAACATTTATGCTAGTGTCGAGGTTGCTGAAAAGTTCCCTCAGCAGGTCCCGATTTATGACCTCGGTCTGTTCCTCTCTGGTCTCTCACTCTTTGAGAGTCCGATTTTTGACTTCAGTGACCCTCAGAAACTTGAGATCAAAGATGAGATCCACCAAGCGAGGACGCAGTATTACTACTCTGATCCAGACATCATCACAAAACCGCCGTCCAAAGAACTGGACATCCCTGGGGTAGATGTTGAATTTAATCTTCGTACTGATACTCTTGCTGATCTTCTCCGTGCTGCTTCCGTCTACCAAGTGCCTGATCTATGTTTGTACAACGGTGGTGGGAACATTAACTTGATGGTATGTGACAAGAAGAATGAAACAAGCAATACATTCAGTGTCCCAGTTGGAACTCTTAACAATCCTGATGATGAGTTCTGTTACTGTTTCAAGGTAGAGAATCTTAGATTGCTCCCTGGAGATTACAAGGTTCGTATCGCTAAGAACAAGATCGGACACTTCCAATCTACAGGCACACCCCTTGAATACTACATCGCTCTAGAACCAAAAGGCAAATGAAGCAAACTGACCTCTTCAGAGTTCCAGTCTACATCCACTCAGTCCGTGACTGGGATAAGATCAAGGAATCATTCTTGAACAAGATTGACTGGAATGACCCTGAGTGTCAGGATCTAATGCAGGATGATTACCTC